AATAAGATCTCTAAGCAGACTGGTAAATCTAAGTGACATAGTTATATTTTTATTTAATAAATATTTGTTTTTAAGAAAAAATTAGTAATTCATGATAAGTAATTCCTCACCCATGTTTTGTTTCGCCCCCTTCTTAGCGGATGCCGCCTTAGCAAACTCTTTTTTCACCCAAGTATATTGGTCTTTTGGGAACCAGTTATTGAGTAATTCAAAGTCATAGTAGGACAAAGAAAACTTACCTTGGACTCCGTGTAATACATTCGCCAACCTCTCGTGGTCTTCTCTATCAAAATCATGGTTTGAATAGTAATTCTCTGTTTTCCAATAAGGTGGATCCAAATAAATGTAAGTTGTTGGTGAATCATATTTCTCAATCACGTCGGCAAAGTCCATATTCTCAACTTCCGTAATCTTAAGGAAATGCTCAATCCAATCAGGTTTTGATAACTTATCTCTGAATGTTAGATATTTTGATTTGTATTTTCCTTTAAGGTCAATAAAACTTGAGGTTTCAGGTTTTGACCCACTAAAAACTTGTGTAAGAATATAAACGTATTTAGCCGCAACTTCATAATTGCCAGGTTCTACGCTGAAATTCTCCGCAAATATTTCAGCCTGAAAGCTGATAAATTGTTCTTTATAGATTGGTGGGGTTGGTTCCACACCCAACTTTTGACAATCAATTGCGTTAATCGCATTCAATAATTCAGTTGGGTTTTGAACACATTTAAAGAGGTTGTAGTTCAGCGGGTTAAAGTCATTATAAACAACTTTTTTTAGGTTTGGGAACTGTTTCAGGTCCATATTAAAAAAACACCAAAACATTCCGCCGAAAGTCTCTACATAAACCTCCATATTTTTATCATAGAAAGGGACGATCCACTTTCCAATTTTACTTTTACCTCCGATATAACTTAACATAATACAAATATAGTTTTTTTGATATTTATTTTCAACTCACTCTTAATTAAATTATAGGTATGGAAGAAAAAAAAGCAACAGAAGTTAAATGTCATACATGTGATGATAACAAACAAGTTAAAAATACTCAAAGATTTGTTCTAATATTTGGTGGTATTTTTACATTCTTTGGTTTATACGGTTTGGTATCATTGATTAGAGATATAATATCATTGTTTTAATATCTCTGATATCTTACGTGTTGATTAACTATAAGATCCCCAACACTTTCTAATTTAAATCCTTTTGACTTAACCCTTAAAGGTATTGATGTGTCAATATTTTTAGGTAACTTAATTGTTAAATCACCATCAGGATGTGGGACATTTATATTCCCCAAACTCAAGTCTTCTAAATTCATAAACGCATCGAATACTAAATGATTTCCGACTTTTGAAAATCCGTCTTGTGGTTTTAACTCAACTCTTACCACTAAATCACCATAGGTTCCGTTTTTAAAGTCCCCCATTTCATTTACTCTTAAAAACTGACCATTATCAACACCATGGGGTAAAGATATGTCTAACGTCTTCATTTCTGTTTTATCACCATTTCCATTACAAAGAAAACATGGGTTAACCATAAAATAACCCTTACCTTGACAAGTTTCACAAGAAACCTGCATCAGTTGAAAGAATGATCCGTTTCCAAACTGTCTAACGGTGCTTCCTGTTCCACCACAAAAATTACATACCTTTTTATCTCCGCCAGTACCGTTACATGGATCACATGCCGCCTGTCTTCTATAAGACAAAGTATGTTTACCACCCTTATATGAGTTTATAGTTCCAATGTTCACGGTTATATTTGATGTATGGACATGTCTTGACCCTGTTTTTTGTCTACCTCCAAACATACTATTAAAAACATCATTGAAGTTGTGTGATGACCCAAAAGGACTTTTTCTTTGTTGGTCATATTGTTGTCTCTTTTGTTCGTCACCTAAAACATCATAAGCGGTTGATATTTTTTTAAATGTTTCTTCATTACCTCCAGCATCTGGGTGATTCTCTTTTGCTAAATTTCTATATTTCTTTTTAATGTCTTCTTGAGTCGCAGTTTCCTCAACACCTAAAGTTTCGTAATAGTTATCAATATTCATTTATTATTTTTTTTTGTTATTCTTTTTTTATGAACTACTTGGTCGTTTTATTCAAAAATAAAGTAAGAAAGAAAATAATAAACAAGTTTATTACTCTGGACAAGGCTAAAGATTTTTTTGATAAAAAAATAAATGAAAATAAAGAAGTTTATTTTGAAAAAAGAGTTGAGAACGCTAGAGATTGTAGTTTTGACCTGTGTCTTTTAGAGAAAAAAAATGAAGAGTTCAATAATCTTTTTGTTAGAGATGGTTTAGGTAGACAGGTTAAAGTTGAACTTGATGACCCTGAATTTAAAATAATGAAAGTTTTAGAATATAAAGTAGAGGAAACTATTTTTGATGTGTCCACTCGTAAAAAAATAACACTGATTGAGTTTTACAAAAAATACATTTATAAAAAAGGAGTTATTTTGGTATCAAGATTAAACAACAAAGTAGTCGTTCAAGAAGATAGTTTGGTTTACCTATTCTCACTTAAAAATGAAGATGAATCAAGAAGATTTTTAACATCTCTAAATAATTTTTTTTTAGATAATTCAATAATTAATTGTATTATCGTAATTGAGACATCAAAACCTCAAAAGAAATATTTGTATAGTATTTTAGAGAACCTTGGTATTGATAAGAAATTACTTTACAGAACCGCGACGACTTACAAACCAAGATAAAATTTTTGATATGGTTGTTTTTTTAACTTTAGGTTCTTCAATTTTTGGAGTTTCTTCAAAATCCATTGACATTTTACCTAACTCTTCGTGGATGAACACATGTTCCAATCCTGACATATCGATTGAAAATCTTTTATGTTGACTATCTATTGATCTGAAATTATTTTGGACTTTTTTGAAGTCTTGGTCTTTTAATTCGTATACGCAAATTATTTTTCCTTCCGGAAACATAGTTTGTATCGCATCTGTTACCAACGCCAAATTTTCTATTACGCTAGGAGGGGTTTCTTGATTTTCTACCATATTGTAAGTTTTGAGGTGGGTTTTATTTTTCTTTATTAATTAAATCGTTTAGAATTTGTTTAGCCAAAACAGGATCTTTACAACCATGACAAGAAAAAAACTGTAAATCGTGTTCCATAGGGTAACCTAATCTATTTTCAGGATTTAAAAAGGTGTCATACCAAATATCATACGGATGAACCCAACTATCGGTTCTATTATGTTTCCAAAGATGAACATTAATTATTGTTTCATCGTAATTTGCGGGTCTTATGTGATTTTTTAAACAATATTGTGAAAATTCATAACATTCTTTAAAAAAATCTTTACTGTCCTTAGAAAACAAATATGTCCCATGAACATATGGTTGCGTTTTACTTTTAACGTTAAGTAAGTCCATTATGTTCGATTGATTATTAGGGTCAAGTGGATGGATTGAACAAAGTGGATATTCTTTTATGTTTTTAGCGACATCAAATAACTTATCCATCTCCTTTGTGATTATAAAATCCGCATCTAACTGAATTCCATAGTCAAAAGAACTATTAATTGTTGAATATAATTTTGAGTAACAAATAGTTTCAAAATTACAAGTTTTAAGGTCTATCCTGTTGGATATAACTCTTTTATTACTATGGACATAATCAAAGTTTATTGAAAATACTTCTATTGGTTTTTTAGAAAACTGTAAAACACTTTCAACTAATATATCACATAATTTTAAATATTCTGGGTTGTTGTTTACAAACACCACATATCCTTCATTCATTTTATTATGTATTTAACATTTGATTTATATCTGTTACCAAACCCAAATTTTTTATTACGCTAGGAGAACTTTCTTGATTTTCTGCCATATTGTAAGTTTTGGGATGGGTTTGATTATGTCTTCTTTGTTTAACTCTTTAATTGAATTAACCATTTTTTGTTTTTCTCTTTCTAACTCAATTTTGTCTTTTTCAATCTCACTCCTCAACCAATCTACTGCCTGTTCCTTTTTCGTTGAAATCTTCTTCTCCATCATTTAATTTTTCTTCTAGTAATTCGAATTTAAGGGTTTGTAGATTTTCAAATTTTTTAGCCTCAAAAATCTTTTTAAGTTCGTCTATCTTTTGTTTTAAAAGTTTTTCTTTCATCTCAATTTCTTGATTATATGAGATGATTTTTTTGATATTTTCGACAGTTTGGTTAAGTATGTCTTCATCAAACTCACTTACAAAAGAAAAAAATCTTCCGTTATCGCTCATTCTTTGATTTTCAATTATTTTATCCTCTTGAACAAACCTTTTAGGTATTTTCCACGATGAAGGGAATTCAATGTCAATACTTAAATAATTCTTAAGTTTTCTAATTGAGATTAAAAACTGAAATATGTCTTTGAATTCTTTATACATTTTATGCGTTTAAAGTTATTATGTATGTTATAAAATAAGTAATAAAAAAATAGTTGGATATTTTCTCCCATACTGAGTATGAAATTCTAGTTGGGGTTTCACTTAAAATATTTTTGATGATGTTGATGATCAGATTTAAAATAAAAACCGAAGATAGAACAAATACAAATAGGGAGAAAATTTCCATTTGAGCCATAATTATTTTTTCTTTTCAGCTAAGATTTCAGATCTTAATTCTTGTAAAAGCGCTTTTAATTCTTGAGCGGTTTTTCTAGCTCTTGTTCCGGCACTTTTGTTTCCAGTAAAAAACTTGTTGCCGTCTACGCTCAATAGTTCTGTCAATTCCTTGATTTTTTCTAACGTATCCATTTTTTATTATATTAAAGTTTATTTAGATTATTTTAATTGTATTTTCTATTTTGTAAACATTATACCAATAGATTTTTATCGAGAGTTTTGTATATGTTATAAATTAAATCTAAGTCAACTTGGGTGAATGGTTTTTCACGATTAAACAAATCGTTAAAAAAAACGTCTATAGAATTTCTAATATCTTCTTTATTTTGTCTATAATAAAGCTCACTAAAAAGCGAAAAGAAATAATCATAATGATCGCCATCACTTTCAAAGTTTATACTTTCTTTATTGAAATTTTGTAGGGTTTTGTTCCAACACCACTTGAAGTGTTTTATATTGTCTTCTTCGGACATCACTACTTTAGTCTCGTCACCATTTTCGTTATTACCTAAATATGTTTTTTTGATTAGCAAATATAATCCATATGATAGGTCGTAATATAATTCCATTTTTTCAGGTATTATATTATTTACCCTGAACCATATATCTACTTCTTCGGGATCTAAGTTTTTGGTTATGTAATTAAAAAAATTATCCATAGTCATTGCTAACTATGGATAATTATAAGTTAATGTATTTTATTGTAAATTATTGAGTCTTTCTATTGTAACCCATTAAACTTTGCATTCTGTCAAATTCTTCATTTAATTTAACAAGTTTTTTTGGTTCAATAGACTCATCAAGTTTGTTTAGAATACTTTGTGCTGATTTACCACTTTTTTTACCTCTCTTAGAACTTAAAGACCCTTCTTGGGTTTCATCACCGGCAACATCTACAGGTTGAGATTGTCTTTTGTAAGATGCATTCATCTGTTCTTGACCATATAAGTTATCCTTGAAGTTCTTATAGAATTTCTCTCCTACTTCACTTGGTACAACGTTACCTAAAGCATTACCGTCTTTATCAACTTGTGCGTTTCCATTAGTGCTACTTCCAACTAATTGACCTTTAATTTTTTCATCAGTAGGTTTAATTTCATCATATACCAAGTTAGTTTGACCTGGATAAGAAAATGCGTCAATATATTCATCAACAGCGTCCGATGGTGTGTATTTTTTTCTAATACCTTTTTTCAATCCACCATTTTCTGTTGGGAATTTTTTTGTTTCCTTCATTTCATATTTAGATCCATCGTCAGAAGCATTTTTTAAATAATCAGTCATTTTCTTGGCAACACTTTTCAAATAGTCTTCATTTTCTTTTTTATCTGCCTTATGAACTTTTTCATATTCTTTATATCCTTTAGGTTCTTTTACTGAGAAATTTTTCTTTTCTTCAACAACAAGTCTTTCAATTAAATCAATAAGATCAGATTCAGTATAAAGAATAGATTCTTTAACTTTATGTTTTGATCTTTTAGCGTCTTTAGCTGCAGACTTCATAGATTCTTTTTTATTGCCATCATCGTCTAAATCTAAAAAATCAGGTTTACTATCTTCACTAAATTCGTTTTTTTCAAATTCAACTTCATAAAGTTGTTCTTCATCTTGTTGTTTTCTCAACATTTCAAAGTCTTCTCCGTCTATCTTTCCGTTTTTGTTTTTATCAATATTTCTTTGTTTTCCGTAAAGTTTTTCTTTCATTTCATATGATGATCCACATTCAACACATTCTTTTTCATCTAATTCTAATTCAAATTCTTCGTGATCACGATTTCTTTTTTTAATGTCTGAATTAACATCACCAAGAAGATCTTCAATTTCTTTGTTAGATATTTTTTCAAGTTTTTTACCACTTTCCATTACTTCGTTAGATCCTTTCCATCCACATTCAGAACATTCTCCTTCCGTAATCATACCTCCACATTCTTCACAAATACTTTTTCCTTCTTGGACATAATCGAATTCATTACTAGGATATAGATGAGTTTCTTTACCTAAATTCAATCTGTTACCAAGATCTTTTGTTCTTTCCTCAAGAGTTTCACTAAGTAAATCTCTAAATCTTGATCTAATATATTGTTCTTTATTCATTTTTTGAGTTTTTATTATAAATATCTTTAGTTTTGTCTTTTTCTGATTTCACGAAACACAATTTCTGAAATATAGTCTTTATTATAACCGTAGCCGCTCGAGACACTATCTATCGCATTTTGGACGGATCCGCTTTCAAATATTTTAAGAGCGTTTATGTCTCCTTGGTTACAGTAAGGAAATTTTTTACATTTCTTTTTAACTTGGACTCTTTTAGCTCCTGGCATATATTTGGTTGACGCTCCCTTCCAATTTTTCTTACTCATGGATTTAGCCCAAATTGCGGGCTGTGAAAACTGACCTGAAGAACTTGATGAAGTAGCTTCTTTAGTTTCAACTTTTTTAGGTTTATCGCAAACACATTTAGATTTAACTCTATCACAAGAATCACAATATTCTTTTGCCTCTCTTACCGTTGGGATATTTTTATTGTCTATTTTTTCTTCAGATCCTGTTAATGGTCCAATAAAAGCCCCTGAAGATCCTCCTGCGGATGTTGCTTCTTTACTCTCTTCTTTTTTTGACGTTTTTGCGTCCAAAATTGCTTGTAAGAACTTATTTAATTCATCAGAATCTTTCAAATAAGTTCTTAATTTTGCTCTTATTTGATTTTTAGAATGTTTCTTACTCCTTATAAGAACATAAATTTCTGACGCATCATTTTTATTTTTCAAATAATCCAAATAATGTTTTTTAACTTCTTTTTCCTCTTCTTCGTTTTGGATTTTTCTTAGTAATTTATACTTTTCCATCGCAGGAATTCCTTGTTTTGAAAACTCCGAGGCAATTGTTTCTCCCATCTTTTTTTTAATATCTTCCATTACACATTTCTAAATTTTTGTTCCCAAAAACCTCTTTGTTGATACATTACCGTAAAATATTCCTGAAATGATTTTAAAACCACTTCTTTCACATCTCCCTTTAATTTACCTTTTTTTAGTTCTTGAGACATTTTATCAATAAGTTTAGTTTCGAATTGTTTGGTAGTATTGGAGTTAAGGAAATCTTTAATTTCCTTTCTAATCAATACTTCAATTTCTTTTTTATCTGATGCGCTTAGTGCCATTATTTAAAAATTGCTATGTATGTTAATGGAGCTATTATTACTGCCGATATTATTGCATATAAACCATTCTTAGTTTTCAATCTTTTATTCTCTTTCTTTAAATCTTCGTTTTCTGAAGTATATATCTTAACCACATTATTTTTCTCAGATATGATTTTTTCATTATACTCATTATTCTTAACTAAGGACTCATTTTCTTTTTTAAGAATTTCTGTTTTTTTATCTAATTGTATTATTTCATTTTGATAACTTTTAGACAATTCTTTTAATTTATCGTATTCGTTTAAATCCAATAGAATTTTTTGTGCGACTCCGTATGGTATGCAAATTTCAGAAGTGTCTTTAGACTTTGTTGTTTGTGCAATCCCACTCGTTGTAAGAATCACAATACTAACCAATGTTAAAAATATTTTCATTTTAAAAATTGTATCTTTTTCTAAGTAGACTATCTATTTTTGCCTTACCCGCTTTTTTTATTTCTTTTTCTTTGACAGTATAAAAATTATTGATCTCCTTTCTTTCTATTCTTATGTTAGAAATTTTAGTATCAATTTCTTTAATCTGTTTTTGATAAGAATAGATTGAATCTTTCAAATCATTTTGAAGTTTTTCAATATTTTTAATGTTGTTGTCTATTTGTTCTAATTTGTATTTGTTCAACTCACTGTGATCCTTTGTTGGTGTAAAAACTCTAACAAGTAAATAAACAAAAATTACCCCCAGTATAGTGAGAGTAATTGTCTTCCAATTATATGTTAAAAAATCTTTCATGGTTTTTGTCTCGATGCGACAATTTTACTCCATTTATTTTTAAACTTTTCGTAGTTGGATTGTAGTTTACCTACCATTTCCATATATTCTTGGTCCAACTTAACCATTTCTCCATTTACATAAATTCCATGTGGTTCATTTATGGTGTAGAAAAACTCTAAGTTTACTTCCAATACTTTTCCTGACCATTCAACATTTTCCTTAAAAACATTCAACTTATTAAATTCAACAAGTTCGGCAACGTCATTTCTAAATTCATCTATACTTTCAATAAATGCGTTTTTTTCGTCGCTTGTTAACTGAAGATCAGTTTCGTCTGTTCCATGAAGAACTATAATATTCCCTTGGATTTTAAATATTTTTTGTTTGTCTCTTGGTTTACCAATGTCTTCAGAATCTTTTTTCTTTGGTTCTTCGTTTTTCTCTTCTTCAAATTCTTGGTCCAATTCTTTTTCAACTGGTTGTTCTGTTAAAAGACCATATTTTTTTAGAATGTCTCTATTTTGACTTTCTTGTAGATTTCCACCAAGAGCCCTTCTTGATGCGTTTAGAAGAGATTTTATTTCGTCGTATTTATTCATTATTCAATAATTTATTAAACTTTTCAAAATCAAATGCCGGACTTAAATCCGTTGCAAAATCGTCAAAGTTGGATCTGGTGATAATACCTAAAAAAGATTCAATACCTTTTACTTTGGTGTTATGTCCTACACATCTCAACTCAATTTTATGTTTTTCACACAACTCCCTACATAATTCTGATGTTTTTTCCAACTGAATATCCGTATAAGGTTGCCAAAAAAAGTAATCTCTCCACTTACGATCAAAAACTTTCTCTTTATAAATATTGCCAATCCAATTTGCGTGATGGTTTTTTAGTGAAACTTTTTCTAACCAACCTAAATTTTCTAAACAAACGATAATAGATTTATTATTTACCATATTATTACCAGTAAAATTACTATTTGTTAGATCTTCAATTATCTTAATAACTTTACCATCTCTTGAGATTAAATAATGTGGTAATTTATGTGGTGTCCCGTTGAATCTTTGTTTTAAAGAAACCATATAATCTATTATAGATCTTGAAGTGTGTGTTAAAACAATTTGTTTTTTTACTTTTTCAAGTTTTAAGTTTGATGGTATAAGATTTTCAATTACTTCCATATTTTACTTTTTGTATTTTAAAACTCTCCTCTCAATTTCTTCAATTTTTTTATTAAACATTCTTTCTTCCATTTCATTACCTTCCTCATCAAATACTTGACCTGAATCATTTACATAATATTTAAATGGAACTTCTACTATATGTTCAACAGGAACTTCTTTGATTACTTCAACTATTTTTTCAACAGGAATTTCTCTTACGATTTCAATAACTCTATCTACAGGGACCTCAACAATTCTTTCAACCTCTCTTATTACTTCCACAGGAACCTCAACGATTTTTTCAACCACAATTGGTTCAACTTGGGGGGTAACTTGGGGGGTAACTTGGGGGGTGCCATAGGTTAAATAACTTTCAGGGATCTCAACTTCATCTTGGGATGGGTATTCCTCGTATTCGGGTTTAATTTCCTCGTCTTCCTCTTTTCTTCTAAAGTTTTTAAATGCTTGGTTTGTGGCAATTACTAACGCGATTGCTAATGGGTCAAAAACAAACACTAAAGTTAATATAAAGAAGTTTGCAGTCTTTTTAACGTCCCATCCCGTAATCTCACTTAAATATTTTATCGCTCCTAACTCACCAGATTCAATTTCTTCTGACGTAAGGTCCAACACTTCAATATCCAATCTTGTGATACTATCGTTAAAACTTTCAATTTTTTTAGAAATGGTGTCTCTGTTATTTTGTGCAATCTTAAGTTGAGATTCAAAAGCCTTTCTGTTTCCACCATTAGCTCTGGTGATAACCTGACCAGTGTTTCTATCAATACTTTGAGTTGTTGTGTTGTTTGATAAAGCATTTCTTAAGTTTGTAATATCTTTATCTAAACCGTCTTTTTCTTTTTGGTAGTCATCTTTGATTTCACCAAACCTTTTCTTTTTAATTTCAATATTTTCAATTTTCTTATTGTTAATCTCAAGACCCGCAATATTTTCTTGGAATCCTGTTGATAGTAGTCCATAGATCCCTATAGAAGTTAAAACCGAAAGGGTTACAAGAGCAATAGTTAGGTATATCTTAAGAATACCATAAGTTTCCTTCCATTTGTCATGGAGATACGTCGCAATTGCGATCTTTGATATTTCTAAAAATGATCCCATAATAATAACAGGAATTGCAACCGCCGAAAATATAATTGACAATCCGACAACACTATAGTAAGCGGCAGTCCCTGAGAGACCAATAGCACAAAATAGTAAAAACCAAGGTAAAAATTTCTTATTCATTAAATTTGTTTATTAGATAAATATCAAAATAACTAAATACGGGCGAAATATAAACCCTATAAAACAATAAAACCCCCACCGGTACCAGTGGGGGAGTGTAGTTTCATCTTAATCGTTGGGACAAGATTGAGGATTTTCACCTTGGTGGCTTCAGGCACCTTCTGCCGAGTTGTAAGGGTAATCTCGGTTCAACCCTTTTTATAAATAATCAAACAATTCGGAGGAATCATTGCGAAGTCGTCTAAGAGCTTTCTCTTTAATTTGACGAACTCTTTCTTTTGTCAGACCAAAGTCTGAACCGATATCCTCTAATGTTCGTGGGGTCCCTGTTAATCCAAAGTAATCGGCTACAATAACTCGTTCACGTTCGTCTAAAACATCCAATAGACCGACTAATTTTTGTTTTAGGATGTCTTTAGTGTTAAACACCGCATCAGGTAGCTCAGCGTCTTTATTTTCGATCATATCCAACAAAGTATCACCGTCTTCATTGATATACATATCAAGATCAATTATTGAGGGTAGAGTTGCGAACTTATCTGAAAGTTTTTTACCCGATTGCTCAACTTCTTTCTTGGCTTTTTGTAAATCTTGGACAACATTAACCGGTAGTCTAATAGTCCTTGAGTTATCATTTAAAGACTGTATAATTGATTGTTTAATCCACCATACACCATAAGAAATAAATCTAAGATCTTTTTCCCAATCAAAGTTTTTAATTGCTTTCATCAACCCAAGGTTTCCTTCGGCAATTAGATCAGATAAATCTAAACCTTGATTTTGGTATTGTTTTGCAACGGTAATAACAAAACGAAGATTTCCCACAATTAATTCTTGCTCAATTCGTCTTCGTTCTGACGATGGGGTATCATCTGACTTCATTTTTTTAGCCAGTTCTTTTTCGCGTTCTGCGGTCATTACCTTAATCTTTCTAATGTCTTTAAGGTAGTGAGAAATTTCCTCTTGGTTAATAGGGGCTCCTGTGTTTTTGTCTTTCATATGTAGATAATTATAGTGATTTCGAATATTCGTCTAATTTTTGTTTTTCAAGTTCTGATAAAGCATTCATACCTTCTTTACCTATTTTATCTAGTAATTCATCAAGTGTCATATTGCAAACCTCCTTCTTTTTAAAGTTTAAAATTAGATCCGCAATATCCATAAATGATTCACCACCTTTTAGATTATTCGTTCTTAATTTTGGTGGTGATGGTGTAAGTTTTTTCTTACTAGTTTTCTTTAACGAAAGAAGGTGATCTAAGTTGTCTTTATCAAGATTTGATACGGAATTTCTTGGTTTTGGTAAAAGAAAATACTCAAAACAATTCAAGTCATCTACAATAATATCTATCCATCCCGCCATTTCATCAATGGGTAATGCCGATGCGAAATGAAATATTGCATGTCTATCTCCGAACATAAACTTAACTTCCTTAGAAGTCATTTGATCGGCAATTGAACCTCCGATTTCGTTTGTCATTTGTTCCGAATCTTCGACCGTGTCGTTGAAATAAACAAAAAGTAAGTAATTCATATGTGTGTTTTTAATTGTTCTACAAATATAAAGATAAAATCGAGACTTGTGTTATTTTTATTCAATTCTTTTAAGAGATATTTTGAAGTAGTCCTCAGATATTTCGGACCCCAAGAAGTTTCTACCCATTTGGATTGCCGCTTTTGCTGTGGTTCCGCTACCCATAAAAGGATCATAGATTAAATCACCAGGATTAGTCCAACTTATAATATGATCTTTAACAAGTTGTATTGGGAATATTGCAGGATGTTGATACGCAATTTCATCCTCCTGACCATTTTTAGATGTCTTATATGTCCAAACATTGTATCTTTGACCGTATTCCTCAATAATTTTTTTCTTTCTTTCGACCATAGACCCATCAACTTGTCTTGATGTGTTTTTACCCCAACTACCAACTTGTCCACCATAGATATTTTTTCTGTCTTTAATTGAGTTAAAGGTTTTTGGTTTACCCTTAGAAAGAACAAACATATATTCAAATATTTGATGGTATCTGTTAGACGATGGGTTTGAAAAGTTATTCTTCATATAAATCATGGTGTCATGAATATTAAAACCGATCTCTTTGAAGAATAACGCTTGTCTAAAGGACGTTCCTGTTTCGCTACCTTTCTCGGTTCCGTCTCCAACAACCCAAACAACAATACCACCTTGTTTTGTTGTTCTATATAATTCCTTCACAATGCTTTCAAAATCAAATGAATAACCATTAAATTCTGTTTTTTTACCTGTGATGTGATTGTTGTATGTTCTTAGATCATCATACGGTGGTGAAGTAACTGTTAGGTCAATTGAATTATCTAATACTTTAGATAAAGTGTTTAAGCAATTTTCGTTGTATATTTTATTTATTTCTATCATATTGTTCAAAGAATTTTTTAGCGGATATTGATTTATTTTTACCTAATGGTAATTCAAATACCTCATCTTTTGTAACTTCAATAGTATCGATTTTACCGCTATTAATCAACCTTTTATCGATAAGTATAAACCTATCCAAAGAATTTAATTTTGATTTAAACCCATCTTCGGTAACTTTTCTACCAAACCCTACTTCTTTAGATGATGCAAAACTAACTTTATCAGTTATTGTTCTAATTTCACTTCTTGTGTTGTTTTCTTCTTTAACATCAAAAGATGAATTTTCATTTTGTCTTACACCATTTTCAGAATTTTCATGTAAGAACTCACCTACCCGACCAAGCATTCTACCATCGTTAAACATTTCAATAGTTTTTTCGATAGACAACCCAAATCCCTTTGAGATTAATTCCCAATTTAATTCATATGTGTTAATTCTTTCCATAACACAAAATTAAGAAAAATATTTTAGATTACAAAACTTTTGACAAGTTATTTTCTTTTTTGATTTTAACTATGTTATCAGACCAATTATTAATAAGTGGGTTATGACTTATCACAAATATCTTTTCAAAATATTCTTTGATCTTAACAAAGAACTCAGATACCATTTCAAGGTTTTCATTTGAGATTTTACCAAACACCTCATCCATAACAACCAAATTTGGTTTTGGTAAGGTGCAAATTTTTGTCATAAC